CCTGAATCTCCACTTTCAATCATGTCATTGGCTCCTTCGCTGGGATCTAGTGTTACAGGAAGTCCCGGTTATGATCCTGCGACTAATACCTACACACCTCCTCTACCCGAAGGCAATCAACGTTATTACCCAGAAATGATGGCAGGCGGCGGCATAATGTCCTTGAGAGGATATTAGAATGGCAAAAAAACCGCTGCCTCGCAGTAATTTCGGGACGGCCTCTCTTGTAGAACGTCGGGATGAAATACCTCCTGTAGATTTAGAAGAGGGCGACCCTGCGGAAGTAGATGTAGAAGAAACCGCTGTCCTAGAAGCTCCCGGTTTAAATATTGAACTGGAAGAGGACGGCGGTGTGGTAGTAGATTTTGATCCGCGCATGGAAGCTCCGGACACCGGTGACTTTTACGCTAATCTTGCGGATGATTTGGGAGATCGCATAGCTGCGTCAGTTTCGTCCGAACTTATGGAGCAGTATGAAGCAAATAAAGAAAGCCGCAAAGATTGGCAGGAAGCGTATCGAACAGGGCTGGAACTTCTTGGGTTTAAGTACGAAGATCGAACGGAGCCTTTCCGTGGTGCAACCGGCGTAACGCATCCGTTACTTGCCGAGGCTGTAACGCAATTTCAAGCGCAGGCTTTTGGAGAGTTACTTCCTGCGGGAGGTCCTGTTAGGACAGAAGTGTTAGGACAGGTAACTCCAGAATTAGAAAACCAAGCAGATCGCGTAAGACATTTTATGAACTATCAAATTACTTGTGTTATGAAAGAATACACACCTGAATTTGACCAGATGTTGTTTTACCTACCGCTTTCCGGGTCTACTTTTAAAAAAGTGTACTACGATGAATTTTTAGAAAGGGCGGTAAGTAAGTTTGTTCCTGCCGAGCAATTGGTAGTTCCTTACACAGCTACGGATTTGGAAACCTCTGAAAATGTTACTCATGTAATTCAAATCAGCGAAAATGAATTGCGAAAAAAACAGGTCGCAGGTTTTTATTCTGATGTGGAGGTCTTGGCCTCTCAGTTAGATCCCTCTGAGGTTAAGGAAGAGATGGATGAAATATCAGGTATTTCACCTACTCATTTGGACCAAGAAGTCACCCTTCTGGAATGCCATGTAGATCTGGATCTTGAAGGATATGAGGATTCAGGAGAGGATGGCGAACCTACGGGCATTAAACTTCCTTATGTTGTCACCGTAGCAGAAAATAACGGTAAGCTTCTAAGTATAAGAAGAAATTACAGTCCTGAAGACCCACAAAGAAAAAAGAAACAATATTTTGTTCATTTTAAGTTTCTTCCCGGTTTTGGGTTTTATGGCCTTGGTCTGATACACATGATTGGTGGTCTCAGCCGCACGGCCACGGCGGCTCTTCGTCAGCTTATTGATGCTGGAACCCTTGCTAACCTGCCCGCTGGTTTTAAAAGTCGCGGTCTTCGTATACGAAACGATGATGAGCCGTTATCTCCTGGTGAGTTCAGGGATGTTGATTCTCCCGGCGGCTCTATTAGAGAATCGTTGATGTTGCTTCCTTACAAAGGAGCAGATTCAACTTTGTATCAATTAATGGGTTTTTGTGTAGAGGCGGGTCAGCGGTTTGCAGCGGTTTCTAACCTGCAAGTAGGAGATGGCAACCAACAGGCAGCGGTTGGAACAACCATTGCTATGTTAGAACAAGGTGCAAAGGTGATGTCTGCTATACATAAGCGACTGCACTATGCTCAAAAAGATGAATTTGAACTTTTGTCTAGCGTTTTCGGAGAGTATCTTCCTCCGGAATATCCCTACAACGTTGTAGGTGCTGAACGAACTGTAAAAGCGGAGGATTTTGATGATAGGGTGGATGTATTGCCGGTATCTGATCCCAATATCTTCTCCATGGCACAAAGAGTCACCCTCGCGCAAACGGAACTACAGTTGGCGCAATCGGCTCCGGAGCTTCACAATTTGTATGAAGCGTACCGTCGCATGTATAAGGCGGTAGGTGTCAAGGATGTAGATTCTATTTTAAAACCTGTGGAACAGGGAGATCCAACACCTAAAGATCCTGCGGTGGAAAACTCAGAATCTTTGGAAAACCTTCCTTTGACGGTTTTCCAAGGTCAAAATCACGACGCACACATATTAGCTCACCTTGTTTTTGGTTCTTCGCCAATGGTGTCTCAAATGCCCGCAATCGCTATGGCTTTACAGAAACATGTTATGGAGCATGTTTCTGTTAAAGCTAAAGAACAGGTTGCATCTCAAATGCAACAGCAGCTTCAAGGCCAGCCCCCTAATGAGCAGCAGGCCATGGAGATTGAAGCGATGGTAGCGGATCTCGTTGCTCAAGGAATGCAAGAGGTTAAATCTTTAAGCACTCAGATAAGCGGCGGTGGACAACCTGATCCTCTTATTGCTCTGAAACAACAAGATCTAGAACTCAGAGCGCAACAGGATGCCGCAGAAAATCAAATAGATCAGGCTCGTTTAGCTCTAGACCAGCAGAAAGCTCAAAATAACGCACAACTAGGCGCTGCTCGTATAGATTCTCAAGAAGGCATAGTAGCAGCCAGAATAAACGCTGCTCGTGAACGAGAGATTATGAAACAACAAAATAAATAGGAGAGTATTGTGGCAAAAACACCTAAAGAGACAACTAAAAAAGGCATCGAAATTAAAGATCAAGGCTACGTTCCTTACAACGACGGAGAGGAAGAAAAAACTCCGAATGTTGAAAAGGGCACCATGGTTTCTGGCGAGAACCGAGGCATGGGTGAGGCAATTCGGGGTGGTACTTTTAAAATTTGTTAGAGGTTAAGACTAGTGTTGTACGATCATTATGAGGAGGCTGAATATGATTGGATTTGGGGACCTTATTTCAAACCTGAAGAAATCGCTTGTAATGGCACTAACAGCTTGTTGGTCAACCCTACTGCACTTAATGTTTTGGTGCGAGCGCGTATTTTGGCAGACAAGTCGTTTCATATCACGTCAGCTTTCCGCAGTCCGGTCTTTAATGCAAAAATCGGCGGGGCACCTAAATCGGCTCATAAGCTTGGAGTGGCTTTCGACATCTCCCTTCGAGGACACAACAAAAAGGACCTTCTTGCACAGTGCAAGCAAGCAGGATTTGGGTCCTTTGGTAAGTACAAAACATTCCTCCACGTTGACACAAGAAAAGGACGTGCGTGGGGAAAGTGGTAAAGGAATAAAACATGTTTGGAGTAATATCATCTGTTCTGACTGGTGGCGCAACTGGTTTGATTGGAAGTCTTTTAACAAAAGGTATAGGCATCTTCGAGGCAGGCCAGAGGCGAAAAGACAAAGCCCTAGAGTACGAACAAGAGTTGAAGCTGCTAGACAGACAGGCTGCTCTGAAGACGGCTGAAACTGAAAACGAATTAGCTATTGCTAATGCCGAAACAGCCGCTAGTCTACGAGAAGCATCCTATTCGCACGACAGTTCGATGGGCAAGCCCCATCGTTGGGTGGTGGATGTTCTGCGTTTGGTACGCCCTGTCCTCACGGGGTTTCTTCTCATCCTCGTTGGAGGAATCTATTTTACCACTGACGACTTTGCCATGAAAGCCGGTGTGATAGATTCTGTGTTATTTATGACAAGCAGCGCAGTAACCTGGTGGTTCGGAGATAGGTCGCTACAAGGCAAGAAGTAGGTAAATGAATGGACCCTATCACGATAGGCGCGGCCCTAGCTGGAGCTAAAAAGCTCATCGAGATGTCTAGTGACATCAAAGATGTAGCTGGTGCGCTCGATAATATATTTAGCCTAACAAAAAAAGCAGAAAAAGCTAAGAAAACCGCTGCAAAAGGAGATTCAAGCTACAAATCTGTTATTGCTGATGTGGTCACGGAGCGCAATAACCGCACATTGCTTCGTAATTTAGCGATTGACGTAGACGAAAAGTACGGTTTTGGCACATGGAATGCCATTGAACAGGAACATGATCGCCGCATAGCCGTTGAAGAAGAGAACAAGGTCAAAGCGGCGAGAGAACGGAAAGCAAAAAAGAAAGCAGACAAGGAGTTTTATGACCGCGTACTGTACTGGTTAGGCGAGTTTGGAAAACTTGTTTTAATTCTAGGTATATCCGGTGGAGTTGCTTACATAATTTATGCTAATAGATGTTTGTCTGGTAATTGTTGATATGTCAAATTATGAAGTTGGCGTATACAACAAAGTTGTAAGAGAAAAAATTCGTTCAGGAGAAGATTGGAATAATGACTTAGGAATCTCAAGCGATTTTGAAAATGTACTGTACTTCGATATCGTAAACGCTGCGAGTATCGAAGAAGTTGAACAACGAGTTGAAAAACAATTTCCATCTAAGTTAGGATTTGTTTTAGACTTTATGCGACTAATACCAAGGGAGACTTAAAATGGAACTAACCGCCTCACATGCCATGCAGGGCGTTTTGTTACTAGTAACGATAGCTGGCGGTTATGCAGTGGTTAAATCTAATTTAAGTCGCGTAATGCAAGATCTTGAGTTGTTCCACAAGAATCACGACAAATACAAGTCTAATTTTGATGAAAGACTAGATGCTGCTGAATCAGATAGAAGTGTATTGACCGCTCGCGTAAATACATTAGCCTCGATAAATTCCGTGGATAACCTTGCGGATCTTAATTCGCGTCTTGCTCGCCTTGAAATGGGCCAAGAAATGTTATTTAAAGAAACCGATATGATGAAAAAATTACACAACGGCAAACATCCTAAACAAGATTAATTCTTGTTTTGTTTCCTCCCATGTAATTTTTTCCATAGATAACTGTCTAAGTTGGCTACATAATGGTTAATTTTAAG